GTATGAGGATGAAGAATCTCTGAGTTGGGATTAAGGTATAAATAACTCTATGTGGAGTTATAATGGTGAGGAGTTTACTACTGAAATGATAGAGGACTATATCGGATTCGTCTATATGGTCACAGATCCATCGGGTAAAAAATATATAGGTAAAAAGGGATTTTTCTCGAAAGTGACTAAGCCACCTCTGAAAGGAAAAAAACGTAAACGTAGGTCATTGAAGGAGTCTGATTGGAAAACGTATTGCGGATCAAGTGAGTCAGTTAAGGCTCTCGTAGAGGAGAATGGTCTAGATTACTTTAAGCGCGAGATTCTACATCTGTGTAAGAGTAAAGGTGAACTAAATTATATCGAAATGAAAGAACAGATCGTTCGCGATGTTCTACTAAAGCCGAATGAATATCACAATGCGTTTGTCGGTGGAAAAATCCACAGAGCACATCTTAAGCCTCTGTGGATAGAAGAAAGAATTTAGTGCTTTACAAACCGCCTTTTATAGTGTATAATTATTATTAATTACAAAATTAAAGATATAACACTAATAACCATATAGAAAGCGAAATACACTATTATTATCATCGACTACAGCGCAATTGCTATTGCAGCAGTTTTTTCACAGGATCGACCTCAAGATATCGAGGAAGGTCTTATTCGCCATATGATTCTTAACCGAATCCGAACATACAATCTCAAATTCCGTGAAGAGTATGGCCAAACAGTCATTGCTTGTGATGGAGGCTCTTGGAGAAAACAAGCGTATGCACAATATAAATCAGGGCGAAAAAAGAATCGCGATGAATCACCCTTAGATTGGACAGAATTCTTTCGATTAATTAATCTAGTTCGTGATGAGTTAAAAGAGCATTTTCCGTATCCAGTTGTATATGTTGAGAACGCAGAAGCAGATGATATCGTTGCAGAGCTATCACACGCGACACAAGAGTTTGGGCACAATGAGCCTGTAGTTATTGTTTCAGCTGATAAGGATTTTTTACAATTGCACCGCTATTCAAATGTAAAACAATTCAGTCCAATGAAACGAGACTTTATTACGGTTGATGATCCACATTTCTATCGATTTGAGCATATCTGTAAAGGTGATAGTAGTGATGGTGTTCCAAACATTTTCAGCCCAGATAATACATTCACAGATGGTATTCGGCAAAAGCCTATGCGCATGAAGAAGATTTTAGAGTGGTATGAGAACAACGATGAACTAGACTCTGTTATGGATACAGAAACATTGCGTAACTTCCATCGTAATAGAGAAATGATTGATCTTGATTATATCCCAGATGAAATCAAAAAAGCTATTCGAGACGAAGTAATTAAAGAATCAGTTAAAGGAGAGAAAAATGTCCTCAATTATCTAATTACAAAGCGTTGCAGTATGCTTGTTGAAGCGGTTCAAGATTTTCAGGTTCGATGAATATATTCGCACTATCGCCAATCCCAGATGTCGCAGCAAAATGGCACTGTGATACGCATGTGGTTAAAATGATCTTAGAATCAGCTCAAATGCTATCTACAGCCCATCGTATGCTTGATGGCGAGATTAGTCGCAGACCTTCTAAGTCAGGCAAGACTCGTGTTAGATATTGGGAACTTGATGGAGAACACGAAGATATCCTATATAAAGCGGTCCATACAGGCCATCCTTGCACTGTATGGACCATGGAGTCACATATGAACTATATGTGGCACTATAAGCTGTTTAAATGTCTATGTGAGGAATATACACATCGTTACGGTAAGAATCATCTAAGTGGGTTAAAACTGCTAAATATTCTTAAATCTCCGCCAAAAAACATCAAAAAGTCATATATGACTCCGTTTGCTCTAGCTATGGGTGCATCGCCAGAATGCATTGATTATAACGATCCTATTGGCTCTTATCAAAATTTCTATCAAACTAAACAAAGCCGCTTTGTAATGAAGTGGACTAAACGAAAAATACCACATTGGTTTAAAACACTATGACATACGATTATATATGTGACGCATGCGAAGATACACAAGAGCTGATTTTGCCCTCTTCAAAAAGAGACGAACCTTTAAGTGATCCATGCACTAAATGTGGTGGAGCAATTCGTCGAGTTATTTGCATGCCAAGTTACTCATATGAAACCTCGCGTACTACCGCAGCAAATACTGCTGGCAGTGGCTGGAACGACAGGTTAAAAGAAATAAAAAGCACAAGTGCTAGAAGTAATACTATTAAAGTTAAATAAAAAGAAAAATAATGAAAAGGAATAAACAGTCTGTAAGGAATAAGACAGCTAATGTATATGGTGAACTTGATACTTTCGAACGAAAGAAGAAGCGCCGACAGAAACTAAGTCGTGGTAAGAAAGGCTTCGCAAATCAATATAAGAGAGAAGATTACTTTGACAACATCGACTATTACGAATCACCTAACACACTTGAAGATTATGAATAACCAATTAGAACTATTCCCTACGCTCTATACACAACTCACATTTGCGTTCTATGAAAACTCAATCACTTGATCACACAAAAACATTTATTCATGAACCAATCAAATTGGGGTATGATTTAGTAGCAGAAACCACAAATAAGGGTAGAGTCTACAAAACGCCTGAAGGCATAGCGTACCCATCGATTACCACAATGCTTGGGTATTTTTCAAAGGCAGCTATAATGGCTTGGAGAAAAAGAGTTGGTGCTGAAGAAGCGAATCGTATCTCACGTAAAGCAGCAGGTCAAGGTACGCGAATCCATCATATCGCTGAAGACTATATAAACAACAATAAAGACTATCTAAAAGAGGATGAAATGCCACATATTTGTGCGATGTGGAAACCCTTAAAGTCGGTATTAGATAAAAGCCTCGGTAAGATAATTCTTCAGGAATGTCCTTTATATTCACATCACTTAAAATTAGCTGGCCGAGTTGATTTAATAGCTGAATTTGATGGTAAGTTATCCATTGTAGACTTTAAAACATCCCGTAGAGTGAAGTCTCGTGATGAGATATCCAGTTATTTCATACAAGCTACAGCATATGCAATCATGTTTGAGGAAAGAACAGGTATACCAATTTCACAGCTTGTTATAGCTATGACTGTGGAAAATGAGACAAAACCACTAGTTTTTGTCGAAAAAAGAGACAATTGGGCAGCAATTTTATTAGAAAAACGAGATAAGTTTTATAAGTCGTTGTAAGTCAACGATATTGAGTCCTGTGCAAAAGGCTTAAAATAGGGTATAATAGTAGTATAAGATTGAGAAACACTTACACTATGAATAAACTATTAGAAAAATTAACCTTTGAGTCAAATATCACCTATTCCTTCTATAATGATGAAGGTGTCACCGCAGGCGTATGGATTGGAAATGGTATCAATGATGTCATTGAAGTTCGTGGTAGTACTAAAAGGGAAGCAACGGATAAGTTGTTTGTAAACTTCAAGAATGGTGGCTATAAGCTTCACTAATTCTGTGTTTTTGCGCGTTTATTTAAGAAAATGCGTAAGTCGTTGATAGTCAATGAAATTGACTTCTGTACAAAGGCTTCAAAATAGGGTATAATAGTACTATAAGATTAAGAAAAACATTATGAAAACACTAAAAGAAATCATCCTTTCCAGCGTAGTTGGAATTTTAATTGGACTCGCGGCGTACGCAGGTCTTTGCCTTTCAATTCCTGTGTAAGATGACAAGTCGATATCAAGCACGACTTGAACGAAGATCGTCGCTTTTACATAGAATATTCTTAAAACTCAACATACTACGGACAACGAATACACACACCAAACTATATTATGATAAAACTAACAGCAACAGAGCGAACCACCCTTGAAAAACTTTTCAACAAAATGGATGGAGAGGATCTAAATCTCGTCACACGACTTTATAGTGCACGAAACCGTGCAGTATCTGCAGTAGAAGCAGCCCGATTCCACGTGGGTGAAAAGGTCTCGTTTAAAGCCAACTTCAGAGTGTTGGAGGGTGTGGTCACAAAGATAAATGTAAAAACTGTTAAGGTTTTAGTAGGAGATTCACTACGATATAGTGTGTCACCTTCTCTTCTATCTAAAGTGTAATTAGTGCACACGCGTTCACTATTAAATTATATAAATATATGTATACAAATTCAAATAGACACCGTATGTCAAAAAATAACATGAGCATATCTAAGGCATCGGTTGTGTCAAACTGCACACTAATAGCATCTAAATTAAACAGGTCAATTGACTTGGACTATCTTATGTCTGACGATTGTGATGAATCAGAAGTTAGATATCTACAAGATATCCTAATTGAAGAACACAACGAATTTCTAAAGAAGAATAACTAGTGCGCGAGTGAGCACCAATAATTATGGATAAAACAATAGAAAATGGCAAATACGGAGGTTTCTCTGTTTACGAATTTGGAGAATATCCAGAGACATCAGTACTCGCAGGTCAGACCTGTAAGCGCTTTATTGACACCTTTGAGACCACTGAAGAGGCGCTAGAGGTCTTCCCAGAGGCTCAGGTGTGCTATCGTGAGGCACATAATCACTTTGATCACCTGTCAGATGAACAGGATTATTGAGCTCAAAAAACCATGTGATATATCAACGACTTATGAATTATTATCAACGACTTATGACACACAACATATAACATTTTGTTTTTAAAAGTCCTAAGCTGTTGATAGTCAATGAAATTCATTCCTGTGCAAAAGTCACAAAGTAGGGTATAATAGTAGTATAAGATTGAGAAAGACATTACACAACACCAATAATATTATGAAAAACGAAATCAAAAAGACTACCGCAAAAAAAGCGATCACAGCAGTGAAGAAACCAACGAAAAAAGAAAAAGCTGTTCTTTTAGAAAAAGCTAGAATTGAAGCTGAGATTCACGCTGAAATATTTGGCGAAGTTAATTGCTACTATAGCTAATCGCTCGAACAAAACAATCACTCAAAGGTTAATAATATGACAAAGGGACAAAACAAAGCAATTCAATTCATTGATCAATTCGTTGAATCAAATGATTCAAAATTTACTTGGGAGCAGTTGGTCAATGAAGTGCAAGCTTCTGGCGCAACAGTCAAAAACTGGTTTACTATTCGCGGTATTCTGCAATGGTTTATCGATGAAGGTTTAATTGAACGAACAAAAGATTTGCATGCTGAAGAATACATAAAAGCATAACCAATAATATTAAATATGAGAAAGACACTTAAAACCGAAATAGTAATTAAAGAAATTAAATATTTAATTGATCATGCAGAACCAAGATATAAGGATTTTTTACAGCGGAAAATTGCTGAAAAATTCGGCATCAAAAAATCTGAACTAGAAGATTAGACTGATTCTACGGAGCGCAACCCACTTACTACACATTTATATTATGAAAACACTACAAAATACTTCAAAGCGATACTCCACTTCATATGTGGCCACAGTTAATCACCATTCTGACGAAGGTAAAGCCCTTGTGGCCGCCTATAAAGCCCTTGTGAAGGCTGAAGATAAACTCAACAGCACATCTCGTCGAGTGGTCCTTCAAGGGCGCATGGGTAAGAACAATCCAAGTGCTCATTTATATTCAGTTAATGCGAAGGAAATTCGCAGTTGGGGAGCGCATACTCATCAAGCGATTAAACTTGTTGATGCGATGACTGCAGATGTTTATATTTACAATCGATAAGTATTATATGAGCATTTCTACGACACTTCAACATTTTCCATTCAAAAAAGGAGACAACGTCTCATATAGAGTTAGTTCAAATATGATTGGTAGTGGAGAACTCTTCCAAATTTGTGAAGGAGATGATGTCATTATCATGGTTGATAATGGTGCACGTGGCCTCAGGTATGTGTCTAAATCTCAAATTATTAGAGAATAAGTGTGTACAAATCATATAACTCATGGTATAATACTCATATGAAACCAATAATAGATCACAATCTCAATCACTTCGTTTTAATTGACAAAAGTAAGACTGAGCACACAATCGATTGTTTTGAGGCATCAACACTATTTTATAACAAAGAGGCGACATTTACGAATACTGCAAAAACTGCACTTAATGAATTAGAATACGAGGAAGCAATTACGCGTTACCTTTGCGAGAAAAAATAAATTTATGATTATATTAACAGACTGTGATGGAGTCCTATTAGATTGGGCTCAAAGTTATCATTGGTGGATGCACCGTAAGGGTTATCGCCAAGTAAAACCAAATGAATATGCGATGGATAAATGTTACGGAATTCCACGTAAAGAGTCAAAGGAGCTATGTTCAACATTTTGTGAATCAGCCGCGGTTGGATTTCTTCCACCTCTTCGTGATGCAGTGAAATATGTCCGTAAATTACATGAAGAGCATGGTGCAGTCTTTCATTGCATTACATCTATGAGTGATGATCCTTGGGCTATTAAGCTCCGTGAGAAGAACCTTGATCGAATCTTTGGTGAGGGTGTCTTTGAACGCGTTGTCTGCCTTGGATGTGGTGATGATAAGGATGACGCGCTTGAGCGCTATCGTGACTCTGACTTCATGTGGGTTGAAGATAAGCTTGAGAATGCTGAATTAGGCGCTGAGATGGGTCTAAACAGCTACCTGTTGAACCACGTCTATAATGAAGGCTTTGATGTGTCTGAAGGCGTGACTCGTGTCAACAATTGGAAAGAAATTTATAATTATGTCGGTTGAAAATGCGTTAGGTATTATATACAATGTATGCTTTATTGGCTGTTTTTGGCCTCAAATCTATAAGTCAATTAAGACACGCTCAGTTGAAGATGTTAGTATCATGCTCTGTTTTATGTCCATTGTTGGTTATGCTGCAGCCCTAAGTTACGCTCTCTTAAAGTTTGGATTTGATTATTGGCTATGTATTAACTATATCTTAAGTAGCATCTCTGTGGTCGTAATGATTATAGTTTATTATAAGTATAAGAAGTAATATACACATTGGCAGAAACAATATAGTATAATAAGTTTAAACAAATATAATAATATAAATTATGGGTAAAGGAGACAAACCAAGGATAGGTCATAGCTTAAAGAAATTTGCTAAAGCATATGACGGCATTAATTGGGGTAAAAAAGAAGAGGCGTGTGACACGTCATCAGCTAATAAAAAACCTCCAGTAAATAAGAAAAAGTAACACTATTGCTCCGATAGCTCAGCTGGATAGAGCAACGGTTTTCTAAACCGTGGGTCGCAGGTTCAAGTCCTGCTCGGAGTACCATTTTAACATATATGATGGGAGAGGTGGCTGAGTGGCTTAAGGCAATGCTCTTGAAAAGCATCGACGTGAAAGCGTCCGTGGGTTCAAATCCCACCCTCTCCGCGTTTTAATTGTTCTTTAATAAGCCGAAGTGGTGAAATTGGTAAACACAAGAGACTTAAAATCTCTCGACTGTAAAGTCTTGTCGGTTCAAGTCCGACCTTCGGTACCATTTTTAATAGAAGGGCCTGTAGCTCAGTTGGTTAGTAGCAAACGACTCATAATCGTTAGGTCGTCGGTTCAAGTCCGACCGGGCCCACCATTTTAAGGGGGTGTAATGGATTCGATCTCAGTTTCGGCTGAGACACGGAGGTTCAATTCCTCCCACCTCCACCATTATACACACACACACACACACACACAATAGACTATGACAGCGAAAGAACGAATGAAAGCATGGGAAAACTTAAGCGATCCTAAGCCAGACTGGGAAACATTCAAACGAATGATGAGTGTGCTTAACAATAACCCTTTAGTCGTACGAACACTGTG